AAAATAGACTTCATTACACAATAAGTTTAGTTAACCTTTAAATTTATTTTAGTAATAAAATTAGTTTAAAAATAATTTTAATATATATTATAATGAATACCCAAGAAAACAGAAAAAAATATTATTGTGAATTATATCAGGATTTGATTAGTAATTGTTTACAAACGAATAAAGAAGTGTTTGGAAAAGAAATGCCCGAATTTTGTATTAAATATACACAACTATATAATAATTTATGTAAATAATTTATTTAAACAAATGTCTTAATAATAATTTATTATGGATAATAAAATAATAGAAATTAAATTAGCTTCAAAATATGTAAATAGATTATACACTACATATATTAATAATAATATAGTATTATATAGCAATATTTTGTTAACATATTTAGTATTAAGTATATTTAGTTATGAATTATCACAATTTAATCTTATATTATTTAATATAATTTATTGGTTAGGATTAGGAATATTATCTACTATAGGTCTAGGATTTGGATTTCATACTGGAATATTTTTCTTATTTCCATATATTATAAATTATTATGAAGATAATCCTAATTTAAATATTTATTATTCTGTATTATATTGTCTTCCACCAATTTTATTATGGGGAATAGGAAGTGCCTTAGGAGAATTACCACCATATTTATTAGCATTTAATTGTGAGGATGAAAAACTAGAAATAATTAAAAATACTAAGTTAAAAGCATTATTTAGAAATATTTATAATATTATTAAAAATAATATAGATTGTTCTAATAAAAATTCAATATTTTTAGGAATATTATTAATGGCGTCATGGCCTAATCTAACATTTGATATGTGTGGATTGTTATGTGGATATTATAAATTAACAATGACTGAATTTTTAATACCTACAATATTAGGAAAAGGTTTTATAAAAGCACCGATTCAATGTTTAATAGTATTATATTTTTATACAAATAATTTGGATTATAGTATAACAAATTATTTACCAATAAATTTAAATATATTATTTAATATTTGTTTTCTACTTTTATTAGGAGTATTTATAGACAAATCTATTATTAAAATATCAAATTTAGAAAAAAAGTTATCAAATAGTAAATAATAAACAATAATTTAATATATGTTTAATTTAATGAAATCGTGTTGTAGTATTACAAATAAATCTAAAAAATGTAAAAGAAAAGATGGAAAAATATTTAAACTACCACGTAATTTTTCTAAAACTATATGTTTATCATCTAAAATAAAAGGATTTTCTATGAAAAGTTCTTGTGCTCCATTTAAATCTTGTAAAAAAAAATCACAATTTTTATATCATCCAGATAATCCAGATAAATCATATGATGTTTATATAGATAAGGATCCTAGTGATACTATTCCTATAAAATATACAACTTTAGATGATGTTAAAAAAACTATAAAAAAATTAGAAAGATTGTATAAATCTAATAAATATACTCATAAACGAATATGGCAAGTTGGAATGATTTTATATGTTCGTTTGAAAGTATTGAAGAATAAAAAAAAAGAACATTTTAAATTAGCCGAAAAATATTTTAAATTTTTAAAATCAAGAACTAAAGTAAAAACATTTAAAAAAAGAAAGGCTTTAAAGTTTACCATTAATTCAAAAAAAAAATATATTAAAAAATATATGAATAATGTTCCTAGAAACCAATTTAAAACAGATAGAGACTATTTATTAAATAAGTGCGGATTACCTGATGTTCCTGAAACAAGTCATTGTTTTAATGATGGAACACATCACACATGTTGTGAATTATCGGAAGACGCTAGAAAATACGCGGATGATTCAGGTAATCCTATAGGAAAATTAGCAGAAGATGTATTTAATAAACTTCCAGATGATCATCCTAAAAAAGCTTATTATTTAAAAAATAATCGACGACCATGGTGTACATGTTTTGGTTCAAAAGTATGTGGACACTATGCTGATAAATTTAATCAGAATACCAAAATTAATTTTATAAGTACACCCAATAAACCTAGATATGCCACAAATGTTTATGGATCACAGGGTTGCGAAGAATTTGTTCGTAATAAATTTGATGTTGAATCACATGGAACACCTGGAATAAATTTAAGTAGTGAGTCATGTTCTAAAAAAAAAATAGATAATATGAAATTTGTTAATTATTAAATATAAAATTGATTTGTAATATTATTCATTTTTGTTAAAAAATGACTACTTCTTTCAATGGACAATGTCTGTATGCTGTTTTAAACAAAAATGATGAATATTCTATAAGTGCTTGTGCATTCGTTTATTCATCTTCCCATTCAAATTATATTTTCCAACTTTTAAAAGACACACATTTTAGTAATATTTGCTCGGATGATGAAGAACTAAATATAGAAATTATTTCTATTAAAAATTTAGGAACAAATTCCTCAAATAAATTGGCTATATTAGATGATTTAAATAATAATAAAGCGTTAAAAAATGATAATATTAAAACTATATTTAAATTTTATAGTTCACATATTAAAAATGATATTAAAAATGATACATTAGTTATTAAAAACTCTATGGATCATTCTCAATTTAAATCTATTATAAATCAAACACTACAAGATAATCAGTTAAACAATTTATATAATAGTATACTTAATGTTGAACTACATTTATTAGTAAATAATTATAATAAACAATTATATATTAGCAATCCATCATTTAGTATAGACAAGAATAGTATTAATTATTTATTAGTATAACTATTATTATTTTTTTCAAATAATAAACACCAAATATGGTTTCATTTATTATTATCATACGGATAAATATATTAAATTAATTAATTTAATTTAATTTATCAAAATAAGTATAGTTATAAAGTATTACTTAGCAACAATCTCATTTTTTATTTTTACAAAACATTTATACTATTAATACATATTTTATTTAAAGATTATCTGTAATTAAATGTTAAGTAAGATGGATTCTATTATAAAAATATTAGAATATACAAATATTATTAATTCTGATTATTTAACAAACGAATATCATCATTATTTAAAATGCGATCATATATTTGAATCTCATATCATTACAAATAATTCATATATAGAATATGAATATATATGTTCCAAATGTAGATATGCTACAAAACATATAGTATAAAATATTTACACTTGAAGATTTAAAATGACTTAAAAATATATTTATTTTAAATCTTCAGAGGTATAATAATGTTTGAGTTGACTGATATAATTATTAAAACCAAAAAAATAGATTGGGTTAAGATGTATGGGTACATACAAATTATTAAATTCGCCTACAATATACTATTAAATTCTAAATATTATATTAAAAAAATTCCATACATTCGAAATAAAATTACACAAGAACGTGCTAAAATAGTAGAAAATCTACACACAGAATTTGATGAACAATTAAAAAATTTAAAAGAACATGATTTACCTAATATAGGATTTAGTAGTGACGCTATTTTAAATGAGTTTAAAAAAATGAGTCAATATAGCACTATAAAATATCGTGATGGACGCGTATCAGGTGCCACTTATTCAAATAATCTTAATTTAGATAAAATGTTGGTTAAAATATTTCCATATTTTAATAAATCCAATCCACTTCATACAAATTTATACCCATGTGTCAGAAAAATGGAACAAGAATGTATATCAATCATGATTAAATTATTCAATGGTAATAAAAATACTTGTGGTATTTTTACGAGTGGTGGAACTGATAGTATATTAATGGCTTGTAAAACATATCGAGATTATTCTTTGAAAGAAAAAAGTATCACTTCACCAGAAATAATAGTATCATCTAGTGCTCATTGTGCATTTAATAAAGCTTGTAAATATTTTAATATTAAATTAGTAGTAATACAAACCACAGAAAATGGATATTATGATATTTACAAACTTAAAAAAAAAATTAATAAAAATACTATATTAATAGTTGGATCAACACCTAGTTATAATTTAGGTTTAATAGATCAATGTGCTTCGCTAAATTCAATAGCATTAAAACATAAAATTCCATTACATTTAGATGCGTGTATAGGATCATTCCTAATAAATTTCTCAGATTATAAATATGATTTCTCATTAGATGGAGTTACTAGTATTTCTGCAGATTTTCATAAATATGGTCAATCCCCTAAAGGATCATCATCAATATTATATAAAAACAGGGAATTAATGAAATATCAATATTTTATAGATGAGAAATGGAGTGGTGGTATTTATGCGTCATCTACTTTTAGTGGTTCAAGATGTGGTAATATAGTGGCATTAACATGGGGTACATTAATGTATTTTGGAATGGAAGGTTATAAAATAAATTATAATAAAATAATAAGTCTCAAGACTTATTTTATAAATAAATTAAAATTAATTCCGGAATTGTATGTATATGGTAATCCTCAATTAAGTATAATTGGTGTAAATTCAAATACTTTAAATATAAACTTAATTGCTGACGAACTAAAAAATAAAAAATGGGAAGTAAATGTTATTCAGTTTCCTAATGGATTTCATTTTTGTATAACATCATATCATACCAAAGAAGTTTTAGATAATTTCTTTTATGATCTAAATAATATTGTTAATAAATTAAAAGAAAATTCTACAGGTAATGTAACATATAGTCCATGTATTTATGGTACAATGCAAAAAATAAATGATTCTGATTTAATGGAGGATATTATTACTGATTATTTACACGTAGTTAATGGCGCTTTGTAAATCATTTAGATTATTTTGTATAATTGCTTTTATTTTTATTTTTCGTGATAGTGATGCTTCATTTATTTGGTTTTTAATTTTTTTTAAATTTTCAGCAATCATTATTGCGCTAAAAAAAATAATAGGTAATACATACAATATACAAAATATAAAATAATTGTATACTAATAATTTGTTACTTGTATAGGTAAATAGTATAATAAAAAACATAATTATAGTATACCCGATTTTAAAAGAAATAAGTATGTTTAATGATTCTGTAAACCTATACTCATCTTCAAATATATATGTATTAAGTAATTTATATATTATATTATTTCCGAATAAAATAGAAAATAATGCTATACATAGTAATATATTATTATATATTGAAGTTTCTGATTTTAAATATAAATAAATAGGTGGAAATAACTCAAATCCCAATATTAATCCATATTTTGTAATGTATGATACCATCATATATAAAAATTTACTATAATTACGAACATATTGGAATTCATATTTTTTACGACATATACCACAATTATTCATTTTAGATGTATGTTCATTATAATAACATTCTACACATATAAGTGAATCATTACAATCACATAATTTATATAAAATATCTTCATTATCTCTACATAAAAAACATTGTTTTTCGTCCATTATATAGATTAAAATTATGTCTTTAAATATTATGATTTTTTTTAAATTCTATTACTTTAGCTTTAAATAATTCTATTTCATTTTTAATACTATCTTTTTTATTATATTCATCTAATATTTCTAAGGTTAATGGTTGTCTGTTAAAAGGATTAGATTCATTTGTTAATAAATGTCTTGAAATAGTTCCATAATCAATAATAATATTATTTGGAAGCATTACTGGATTTTCTATTAAAGTATCCATAATAGGATCACATAAATCATCCGGTATTTCTATGTCTTTATTATTATCTATTTTTTCATTAATTTTATCATTTAGAAAATTTAAATAAGAATATTCAAGTGTTTTAATTTTTTCTTTTTTACTTAAAATATTATTTATTCTTTTGATACTATTCTTAATATAACTATCATTTTTACTGAGTAACAGTGACACTATACTTTCATTTTTTCTAATGTATATTAAATTTAGTAATATAGATTTAATAATAATTAATAAATCAATTGGTGTAAATTTTAAGTTAGATTTATTAATAAGTTTATATTTCTTTTGATGTATGGTAATATTATTTATAATAAGTATAATTATATTATTTAGAGAATGTTTAATTTCATCACATAAAATTATACTAGAATAATATTTACTAGTTTTTATAATAAATGATGAAAATATTTGTAAATAAAT